ACAAGATGAGGCAGATAGAAAACCATTACTGTTAGTCTTAGATAGTTTGGGTATGTTGTCAACAACAAAAGAAGTTGAAGATACAGCAGAGGGTAAAGAAACTAGAGATATGACTAGAGCACAAATACTCAAAGCTGCATTTAGAGTATTAACATTAAAATTAGGTAGAACAAAAGTACCTATGATTATTACTAATCATACATATGACGTAGTTGGTGCATATATGCCAATGAAAGAAATGGGTGGCGGTTCAGGTTTGAAATATGCTGCTAGTACAATTGTTTATCTATCTAAGAAAAAAGAAAAAGAAGGTACAGACGTAGTTGGTAATATTATACATTGTAAAACACAAAAGTCCAGATTGTCAAAAGAAAACATGATGGTTGATGTAAGATTAAGATATGATACTGGTTTAGATAAACACTATGGTTTAGTTGACTTAGCAGTTAAACATGGCATATTCAAACAAGTATCTACAAGAATAGAATTACCAGATGGTACAAAACAATATGCAAAAAGCATTTATGCTGATCCTGAAAAATACTTTACAAAAGAAGTAATGAAACAACTAGACGAAGCGGCAGAAAAGGAGTATAGTTATGGCAACTCCTAAATATTCATACATGGAAAATCCTAAACACGATTTAACAGGATTTAAAATAGAAGATGGCAAATACAAAGATGTTGTTTACACATATGGCAAAGTTTCACCTATAGAAGAAAGCGATAAGTTAAGACTTAAATTTGAATATAATATACATGAGAATCCAAATAGATGTAATACGGATTCTGGTGACTTTATAGATGTTATAGGTGATATATTAGCCGTAGAGGCAGAAAAGGAGAATGTAAAAAGTGGTAACAGCGGAGAAGATAGAGAGAACAGCTCTCAAAAATCTAATACATAACGAAGAATATACAAGAAAGGTTTTACCTTTTTTAAAACCTGAGTATTTTGAAGACCATAGTGAGCGTGTAATATTTTCTGAAATACAAAAGTTTGTATCTCAGTATAATAAACAACCTACAAAAGAAACTTTACAAATTGATATTGGTAAACGTAAAGACTTAAACGAGAAACAATATCAATCTATTGTTGATTTAATATCTACACTTAACAAAGAAGATATTGATATAGATTGGTTAGTTAATACTACAGAAAAGTTTTGTAAAGACCGTGCAGTACATAATGCCGTCATGGAAGGTATTCATATCTTAGATGGCAAAAATCAAAAACAAACAGCAGAAGCAATACCTGAAATAATGAGAGACGCCCTTGCCGTCTCTTTTGATAAGAATGTCGGGCATGATTACTTGTCTGATATAGAAAAAAGATTTGACTATTATCATAAAAAAGAAAATAGAATACCATTTGATTTAGATTTCTTCAATAAAGTTACCAAAGGCGGATTGCCAAACAAAACACTAAACGTTGCTCTTGCAGGTACGGGTGTTGGTAAAACTTTATTCATGTGTCATCAGGCTGCCGCTGCCTTGGCAGATAATAAGAATGTATTGTATATCACAATGGAAATGGCAGAGGAAAGAATTGCAGAAAGAATAGATGCTAACTTATTAAATGTATCTATGGAAGATTTACATATGTTAAACAAAAAGATGTTTAACGATAAGATAGTACAATTACAAGGCAAAACAACAGGTACAGTTATCATTAAAGAATATCCAACTGCTAGTGCAGGTGCAAATCATTATCGTGCATTAGTCAATGAGTTGGCATTAAAGAAAAGTTTTAAACCAGATATTATATTCATAGATTATATTAATATTTGTGCTTCAAGTAGATTTAAGGCAGGTGCTAATGTAAACAGTTATACTTACATAAAAGCAATCGCTGAAGAATTAAGAGGGTTGGCAGTAGAATTAAATGTGCCAATTGTAACGGCAACACAAACTACAAGAACAGGTTTTGTTTCCACAGATGTAGGTTTAGAAGATACGTCTGAAAGTTTTGGTTTACCAGCAACAGCAGACTTTATGTTTGCTTTGATTAGTAGTGAAGAATTAGAAAAGGCAGGTCAAATGCTTGTCAAACAATTAAAAAACAGATACAACGATCCAACAATGAATAGAAAGTTTATTATTGGTGTTGATAGAAGTAGAATGAAATTGTTTGATATAGAACAATCAGCACAAAATCTAATACAACCAGAGCAAAAGGAGAAATATGTCGAACACAACCCTACGAAGGAAGAAACGCCAGAGGAAAAATACAAGAAGTTCCAAGACTTCCAATACTAGTTTTCCTACAGGTTACTCTATGCAGGTAAAGTCTGTAAAGAGAGGCAAGAATATCAAGTTTGAGGTATGGCAGACAAACAATATAGGTCAAAAGGGTAAGGTTTCTACTTTTGACTTTCGTAAAGACGCCAAGAAACTCGCAGATTTTCATAATGAAAACCAACCGTGGAAAGTAAATGGTGGTCTTCCTAAGTTCTTCCTCGACTAAATAGTACATATACACTATATGGAGGAATTGAAATGTTAAGTTTCAACGAATACGAGGAAAAAAAGGTACAACTACAAGAAGGTCTAAAAGCTGAAGATTACGAAGCAGCGATAGTTATTGGTTGGCACAAAAACAATAGAAAGAAAATTAAAAGTCCTGAAGAAGTAGGTATCAATCCTGGTGTTTATAAAACATTACTAAAAAGTCCAGAAGCACTCAAAGCAGGCGAACTCATCGCCAAAGCAATCGCAAAAAGATTTGGTAACAAAAATGCTAAAGCAGAGCAGTATGGTCGTGCTAAATCTTCACTAACTGCTTTTTGGAAATCTCACGGTGCAACAGACACAACTCCTAAAACAGATATACTCATAGGTAAACAAAGACTATCATTGAAGATAGGTCTAGCACAACTTATGTCAGGTGGTCAGGCAGAGTCCTTGGCAACATTCTATGCTGCCTTAAAAACAACACCAAAATTAAAATCAGACCCACAGTTTAAAAAAGTAAATAAGATATTTGAAAGTTTTGTTAAGAGTACATTAGCGCCAGGTCAATTAAGACCTATCATTAAGAAAGGTACTAATCCTGTTGTGAACGCTGCTGAGAAAGCACACAAAGATTGTATGAAAGAATTAGGAATGTTATTTGAAAAAAGTCCAGATTTTCAAATTGCATTTGCTAGAGAAGCAATGTCTGGTTATGAGAAATACGGAAAAGATAGTAATTCAGCGGCAGAATTTATGGTTGTTGCGTCAGCAGATGGTAAAAAAGTTTCTATTCATAGTGTAGATGATGACGCATATTGTCAAAAGATTGCCACTAAGATGAGATTACAGGCAAGATTTAAAACATCTGGTCAGACTGCTAAAGCAAAAGTAACAAAAGCAAATCCAAAAGGTAAAACAGGTAAATACAATTTCTGGTCAGTTGTATCATTAATTGTTGACGCTATGTCAGCAAGTGAGAAAGAAGAAATACAAGAAGGTATATTAGATGTAATTAAATCAAAAGTAAAAAGTATTTACTTTAAGATAGTATCTAAAGTTAAAGGATTTATTACAAACTCAGTAAATAACTTAATGACGTTTTTAGGTTTTGAACCTTTAATTAGTGTAAAGAAGGAGATTAAGTTTGATTAATTTATTTGAAGATAAGAATACTCACTTAGAACACTTAGAAGATGACATTATCAATAATGGTTTTGCAGGTGGTCAAAATGCAGTTAACTTTTTGCAAGCGACAGCAGACTTGTTATCAGGTAATTCAAACAAAGCGGTAAACATAACTACGAAGTGGGACGGTGCGCCTGCTATAGTGTGTGGTCCACATCCTGAAAATGGCAAATTTTTTGTAGGTACAAAATCAGTATTTAATAAAACACCTAAAGTAAACTTTTCTGTACAAGATATTAAGAACAATCATACAGGCGAAGTTGCTAACATATTACAAGATTGTTTAAGATATCTTTCAACAATAGGTATGAAAGAAATATTACAAGGTGATTTATTATATAGAAACTCTACACTAAAGAAAACAACTTATAAATCTGCTAGTGGTAAATCTGAGCAGATGATATCTTTTCAACCTAACACAATTGTTTATATGGTGCCAGAAGCGTCTGGTTTAGGTCGTAAAATTAATTCAAGTAAACTAGGTATTATATTTCATACAACTTATAAAGGTAAAAGTATTGATAAACTAAAAGCAAGTTTTGGTGCAAACGTAAGTAAGTTAAGAAGAACACCTAGTGTATTCTTTGATGACGCAAGTTATAAAGATGTATCTGGTAATGCCACAATGACAATAGGTGAAATGCAACAATTCAAAAAGACATTGAATATGGCAGTAGGTAGTTTAAAACAATCAAAAGAATTATTAAATAAAATTAAATCAGAAACAAATACTTTATCTGTAGGTGTACAACTTAAAACATATTTAAATAGTTTTATAAGAGCGGCAACTGATTTGCCTAGTACAAAAGAAACTGCTACTAAGTTTAGAAAGTTTTATGAAGATAGAACACAAAAAGAAATAGATAGAGTAAAGACAGATAAAGCAAAAGAAAAGTATAGTACAATACAAAAGTTAGGACTAAAATTTATAGATGGTCAAAACAAACAAATATATTTTGCATGTGCCACATATAAAACATTGCAAACAGCAAAAGCAGTTTTGATATCTAAATTAAATAAATCTAAATCAATTGGTACGTTTAAAGTAACACCAAAAGGTTTACAAGCAACTAATCCAGAGGGTTATGTTGCAGTTGACAAATCAGGCAAAGCAGTTAAATTAGTAGATAGATTAGAGTTTAGTGTACAAAACTTTACTGCTGCTAAGAACTGGGATAAAGGACCAAGAAATGTTAACATATAAACAATTTGTAGAAGAAAAGAAATGTCCACCAGGATTTAAGTATGATAAGAAACTTAAAACATGTGTGCCTATAATTAAAAAATATGCATACTATGGTAGAGTAGGACCAGTATCAAAACCAGAACCACAAGATACAAATGGTAACGGTAATAGTAACGGCAATGGCAATGGTAATGGTAACGGTGCAAATGGTAATGGTGGCAACGGCGCTGGTAACGGCAGTAATGGAGGTAGCAATGGCTAAAAAAGGACTTTGGTACTACATGCACAAAAGACGTAAAGCAGGTAAACCAAAAAAGAAACCAGGTGAAAAAGGATATCCAGGACCAGGTGCATTTGATAGAGCAAGAAGTGAAGACGCAAAAACATTTGCTATGAAAGACAAAGACGCATATAAAAAAGATAATCTTTTAGGTACACCTGAATTAACAAAAAAATATAAAGTAATGACACCAGGACAAAGTGAACAAAGTAATCCTAGAATACCTAGAAAGAAAGGTCAACCTGCTGGGTCTAAAAAACATTCTGACTTATATACAGATGAAAACCCTAAAGGTACAATTCACGGATTGAAATTTGCAACGGCAGCAGATGCTAGAGCAAGTGTAAAGAAGATTGAAGGTTCTGGTAAGA